AAACTCTACTTCTTCCACAGCACTACGGTTCAACTGACTTGCTGTTACCATTAGGATACCCAGCTCTTTGGCCAAGTTACGCAATTCTTCAGATACATATTTGTCTTTAACAAACAAGTCGTTAGGGCTGACCTTTGCACTCACAGGCATCAACAAGTCCAAGTAGTCAATCATCATAAAGTCTACTTTTTTACCTGTTTGTATTTGATACTCTTTCAAGAACGCACGGATGTCGTTGATGTTGCTTTGTGCCGGTAATGCTTTGACCTGATAGCTACCAGATTTCTTGCCTACCATCTTAACTTTAAGAGTTGCTGTGTCGATATCCTTGCGGATATCCTTTGTGCTGGTGCTGGTTAACATTGCATCAGTACGCAATGACGTTAATTCTTCTGAAAGTTCTAGACTAACATACACACCACTAAGTCCTGCTTGCACCCAGTTCAGTGCAATGTTCATCATAACCAAGCTCTTGCCTGACCCAGAGCCGCCTGCAAAGATGTTTAGTTCGCCGCGGCTGAATCCACCATATAGCAGTTTATCCAGCTGTGGCCAGCCTGTGCTTACTTGTCCACCAGAGTTGAAGTACTTGTTGATACGAGCACTAGGATCAAAAAAGTAATCTGTGCCTAGGTCTTTTTGCAAACTGATTTGCACAGCATCTTTGATCAGCTTTTCCACAGGATTGAAGTCGCCAGCTTCAATTAGATCTGCGGCTTTGAGAATTGCACGTTCTAGTTCTTTTTGTTTTGTAAAATTTTCAAACTCTTCCAAGAACCAGCTGGTGTGGCCTTCATTCATTTCTGGAATAGGCTTTAGTTCAACCTGGCAAGTTGCTCGAATTTGATCTACTGTGGGTAGTGTGTGATGATTATCACTGTGTTCTTTGATAAACTTTGCTGCCGCTCTAATGCTACGATCAAAGTTTTCCTCGTTGAAAATGTTCTGCACACGCACATAGCTCTGTGCATCATGCAACATCATTTCTAAAAATAGTTTTTGTAGGTCTGTGTTATAGTCTTTTGTCATAGCGTTCTACAAGTATAACTGCAAACAGGCGCAGGGTCAATTCTCATTTGCTCATCATATGAGCCTAATCGTTCTAGTACTTGGCTTAGTGTAGTGTTACTTATATTGTAGTCGTCCCGGTTTGCATGGAACTGACTCTTATAATGGAACTCGTGGTGGGCTGAATAACAGCAAGGTGAGTAATAGCCCCCTGCACCAATGTAGTGTTGTCTACCATCTGCACATGCTGGCTCAATTGTGCCAGTGCCACGATGCCAAATAATACTCTGCTCTTGAGGACGTAGTGGATCATTTTCACCAAACCTGTTGCTAGGGTCTAGTCTAAATTTCATTCCTTGAGATTCTGCTAGTTCACGCACAGAGTCAATTTCATGTTCGTTAAAAGCAAATGGCACCATCTTCCAAACAACCTGTGCTTCACTTTTGCCTGCTAGTTGCATACCAGTATCAATGGTTGACCACATGCTGTTTGTTCTGTAGGTAGGACTTGTTTCAGGCAAGCCGTCTACACTGAACTCAACAATGTCATTTTCATCCAGGTGCTGTAGCACAGTACCCCACCAATGACCGTTGCGATAACTGCCGTTTGTGGTCAGTGACACACGACCAGACTGGCGTTTGATCCATTGTATTAGTTCTGGCAAACGACTGTAGTAGATGGGATCACCGGTGTTGCCGCACAGGCTCCAGTCTAGTCCTGTTACATCAATGTCCATGAACTTGATAAAAGCTTCAAGGTCTAGGTCTTTGTTTGACCAATTCTTTTGTCCAAACTTGTTGATGAATACTGTGCGCTCACATGCAGAGCATCCTAGCACACAACGATTGGTCGGTTCTAAGTGGAATCCAGTCAGCTTCATTGTTTGCACCTTAATCTAATTTTAACAGGATTACGTTCCACGCTGTCTATAATGCTTTTGAGTGCAAACAGTTTGCCATATTTTTCAACTGCTTTGGCCACATCCTTGCACTCAGGATCGTCGCGCCATACAGGAAATGCCACACCCCAGCTGTACTCTATGGCTTTTTCAATCAACATCATACCCGGCCATACTTCTTGACCACGCTTGTCTATGTGTCGATCAAAGTCAGGAACAACAATAACGTCACGCCCTAGACTTTCAATGATCTCTGCTTGTGTTTCACTACACTCATTGCCCAGGATAGCGACACCATCTATAGCCATTGCATCAAACGGGCCTTCTGCTACCACAACAAACCTAGCATCATCTAGTTGTTTGTCAACGTTGAATACATAGTTACCATCGTGACTGTTATGATATTTGGGCTTGATGCCGTCAGTTAATGCTCTAGCAGTATATCCAATGATTTTGTTTTTCCATGTAAATGGAACTATCAATCTCTTGTCTAAGTTGTAGCTGGACTCGTCTGTGATGTAGAAATCATATTTACTCATATCAATTTTACGACTGCTGACGTATTCTACAGCATCAACCAGCTGGGTCGGAACAACATAATCTTCATCAGTTAGTCGTAGCATAGTGGTCCACTGTGTAAAGCTGGCGCTGTCTTCTGGTAGCGGGCGTGGCTTGTAGGATACTTCGACTTCTGGAACAGGCGCACGTTCTTCTACTGGCACCAGCTCTTTGATACGCATGGCTTCCATGACCAGGCGCTGTACGGTGTTTGGATCTGCGCCCAACCAGCCTAGCAGTTTGCGGAACTTGAAATTCATTGGGCGCCCGGGATAGAAGCCTGTTTTGAATCCACAGTTGAAACAGTGGTAGGTTACACTACCATCTGGATTAGGTAACGCACCGCCACGCTTGCGAGTATCTGCACTTTCTCCACTATGAGTGCAACAAACCGCATTGAAACTTATCCATTTATTAGATGTCTTCTTGTGCGGCGGTAGTAGATTAAGTAGCTCTCGTTGGATTAGATCGTGCATAGCGCATTGTAACATGCTTGTCAAGAAAAAACAAGCGGTTCGTTTTGGTACTAAATAATTTGGCGCACAAAATAGATTGAACCCGTGGACGACAAACAAACAGAATTTATCAAGAAGTATCCCTTCATTAGTTACGTGGTGTATGGCGGTAATGAATATATTGGCATCATACAAAACGTGGACGATATCCTAACCACCGTGTACGACTTCGGTAGTTTGAAAACAGAACTCGAAAAAACAACGTTCTTGGCACTGGGCGAAACCTGGTGGTGGGAATCAAATCGAAGCATACCAATCAACGTGTTCCTTAGAGCAGATTGGGGACCATTCCGCTACAGTCTTAAAACAATGAACAGCCGTGATGTGGAAATTAAATTTGGGCCCTATGTGAGCCTAAAAGAAATTGCCGCAAAGAAAACCAAACGCCGTTCAATTGTTCTTGTTCGCAAGATCCCCGAGTAAATTCATATTCACCACAACCAGGTGTGCATACGCTACAGCGTGTGACTTTTTGAAGTAGTACACATCATCTTCGGGCTTGGTCCAAACTTCCTGGGCCACATCTGCCCATGCTTTTCCAATCAAATGACGTTTAGCAGGACGTATAACTGCCAAGAACATGGCTAGCCTAGGAATTGTATCCACTGGCTCCGTCATCTTCTTAAGCACATTCCAGTGATTGTTTACGTGGATTAGCTGTTCAAAGAACGCTTGATCTGTGTTGAATCGTGTCCAGTCGGGTGCAGTATTCATCAACTGTTCTAGGTGTGCTTCACTATGTACCTGCTGATATAAGTTAACGTTAAGAAAGTCCAGTTTCAAATAGCCACGGCTTTCAGCATACTCATATGGCAAACTAGCCAACTTGGCAAACGGATCTTCTGGAATATCTGTAACATATACGCCTGTGTTGTGTGCTACCAGTTTGTTTTCACGCAACTGACTTGCAGGAACATGCTTGACTATATCAAGTATTTTCTTTCTGTCGGCAAAATCAATGTCAATGTCTGATTGGAACTTCATAGTTTGTATCCATAATCTTTAACTACATCTCGACTATCTCTTTGTAATCCTGCTTTGTCAGCCAGCGTGTCGCGCCGACTTCTGTGTGTGATAGATATACGTTCTCCAGCAACATGCCCAACTGAATGTGGTACGTTTACAGTAAGTTCATACCATCCTATTTCACATACCGCAGTATAAATGACTTTGCCTTCTGCGTCAAACCAATAAGTTTCTGGGCTACCGCCACCAAGGTCTACTAGATAATTGAGTTTGTGATCATCAAATGCCCAATCGCTGTGTGCAGGAATATTTCCAGTAAAATACTGTACTGCCCAATCAACGTTTTTATCAATGTTATCTTTGCACCATTGGATCATGGTATCAGTTGCATTCATATACTCATAGAGAAAATACGGATCTTGTCCTGAGTAGGCGTTGACATTGACACGGTCTTTTAGTGCTTTATATACTTCGGCGATTATTTCTCTTGGCGGGTGTGGTAATTCTGGTCTGTGTTTAATCATAGCCCTGCTTCTTTCAATACGTGTTTGCAGAACTCAGCATCTGCCAAGTAGTCATGAAATTTACGTTGCCAATAGTCTGGATCAATCCAAGGCATTATGATACCAATTTGTTCCTCGGACAGAGTTTCAAGAAATTCAACACCGCTACTACAATTAAAAATAATCCAAGGACTAATCCGCCCAGTGACAATATGGAAACAAATCCTATTGCCATTGCCATACTTAAAATAGTCTCTAAAACCGTTCTTGAGATCAGGATGAGTATCCGCATAATCTTGCATTTCCTTTAGCGCACGTTCTAGTGCATCTTGTGGTGCTTCCTTCTTAAGGTATTCGCGCAACCATTCTTCATAGAAGCTGTCCTTGCACCATTGGTCCAGCTTCTTGTTGTTCTTGAGCAACCAATCAATAAAGTGGTTGGGTGCTACTGCGCGAATACCAACCAAGTGACGACCAAACTTTACAAATGCACCGTAGTAAGGGCTTGTACGAAAATCATCGTAGCTTTTTAATTTAGCAGATCCCTGCGTTACTTCGTAGAATCGCAAATAAGAACGCAGTCCTAGTTGTACACCTGTTTCATCTTTTTGTTGGAGTCTACGTTTTTGCTCGCACAGATGCGCCGCCAGTGTGGACTCCTTGCGGAATTCTTTATCACAGTAGCGGCATTTATAGCTCTGACTTAATTCGCTTGTCATCCCATCCATGTTCTTTTGCCATCTGTTTAATGTCGTCTTTGGAGTTTAGTTTTGCCAGCATTTCTAGTTCGTCACGTTTGAGCAACGGAAATATCTGTGCCAGCACTTTAAGATGTTTGCTTTCGTAGCCTGAGTTCTTTTTCTTGTTAGCAATCCATTGATGTTTGAATGTGCCAATGCCCGGGCTCACTGTGGTTGCACACAACCATTGCAGTTTAGGGTGTTTGCTAATGTCAAAATAATTGCTGTTCAAGTTTTCATTACAACTCATTACATAGTATGCCTGGATAGCATTGTCTGCTTGCACTTGACTGCTCCAACGCAACATTAGATACAAACTAAACTTCTTCTTTTCCTCGTCCGTGAGCTCATCATAGAACGCACGATTCTTGCGATCCAGCTGTGCCATTTCGTTGTTGATGTTTAGCTTATCCATTTTGTTTTTTTAGTGTGTAGAGTATTTTAGCACGATCCAAACAATCCTGCAAGCCAGGATCATTCCGATAGCGAGCATCAAACAGCATTTCAATAAAGTCGGGTAGATCATATAGGGCATCTGCTTGGATCATTTCTTGCATGTCTGGATGCTTGATATACACAGTATCCGCACCATCTGTGTGATGCATGATGTTTATTGTAGTGATATTTTTAATGGTTGCGTTTGCCATCGAATACACAGTTAAATGTCAAGTTCATTTCGCCATCGTTGATCACACGATGAAAAGCACCGTCTGGAATAAGCACAACATCGCCGCCTACCACCGCAAACGATTCTGAGTCTTCGTCACCCACAATCATCCGGCCTGATCCTTGTACAAAGAAGTATACTTCCTCTTGGCCAGCATGTCTATGCCCTCTGGTGCTTTGTCCGCGATACAATTTTGTCGAACTCAGCACAAGATTGTTCAGGGTACGGTTGTCCTTTAGTTGATAAGTTTCGTTGTCTTTGACAACTTCGCCGCCGATATCATGTGTATTAAGTTTCATATTACCAACACTTTCCATAGTCTACGACCTCACACTGACGACTAATGTCTTTTACAAAATACGCACACACAGGATTGTTGCCCGGTGTTAGTGGTACGCACAGCATCTGACCAGGACGCAGTTTAGGAAAATACCATTTGGTATCATGGTAAATGTCTACAATTTCAATTGGAAAGAACTCTGGCTTGAAGCTCTTCAGCGGATTGAATGTAAACACTGAGAAGCCTCGATCGTTGATACTTGTTAAGGGTACAACTTCTAGGTCTCCAAAGTCGGGCTCGCCAATTAGTATTTGCCAATCCACTGGCATCTTAATTGTATGTGGGCCAATGCGTAGCACCAGTGCAGGACTGTTAAAGCTCTCCAAAAATATCAGTGGAATGTAAAAGTAATCTGGGTCTTTGGGATTGCTATTATCAAAAACACAAAATCTTAGGTCTTCTACTTCATCCGGAATTTCGTCCATTTCAAACGCTGTATTATCTAGGGTTAAAATTCTCATACGTCTTTTTTCTTTCTTCTTAAATCTTTGTTGCTACCCATACGTCCAAGATATCCCTTTGACGTATTGTTTACTAAACAATATCTGTCAAGCATGATGTTATGCTTGTGGTGCCATGCACTTATGAGTGCGTATTCAGTGAAAACATCTTGGTGATTGATTTGCAAAAGCAACAAGAAAGGAAACAACGTTCCAAATTGTTTACGCAAATAATCCACAAGGTCTCGAATGGTTTGTGTATGCACTGGCGTGGTACTGGATGTCCAGTTACGCAGGGCCATATCATAGTCAAGATAATCAATGCCAAGTAGCTTGTAGGCATTGATATATTGTTTGTAGTGGAACCCGTGTACACCTAACCAAGGATCTTGATAACCGGTGCTGAATACTGGTTGATAGCTACAATTATTCTCATCAACAAATTGTGCTAGTCCAAGTTTGGCAGTATAGAAATCTTTGCAGTCGCTAATAATATACCATTCGGTTTCTACTAGTTCACACACCAGCAGTTTAAGATGTTGCTGGCTGAACCAGTCATATCGATCTTGCTCAGGCCACATAGTGTTGCTCCAATGTGTTTCAATCACAAAGTCATCGCGCCTTAGTCGCTCAACTGCTTGTTCAAACTCTGCCCACTTGCTGTAAGGCTCATTGCAAATAAGGATAACTTTGTGTAGATCATTGAGAACAAAATTATTGCGTATGCTAGTTATGTTACGTGCCATCAGTTCTAGATCCATTGAACAAACAATCAAGGTGATTGTAATTTTGTCCTTTATCATTTCCATTCTGTCTTCTCCACTGCAAAAGGATAGTTGGCTTCTTTATAAAATTGTTTGCGCTTGGTCAAATGGCGTTTGGCAAATTTGCAGGTGCTGGTTATGTCCCAGATCTGAACAAAGTCTTTGTCTTCTGCTTTGCGGATACCGCGGCCGATACTCTGTATAACCCTAACAAAACTCTTTCCAGGTTCAACCAGAACCAAGTTAAAGATCCTAGGTATGTTAATGCCCACAGCAGCCACACCATACGTGGCCACAATGATTTTGCCTGTTGCCGTAGCCACATCATCATATTCATCTTGACGGTCCTTTGCTTTGGTTGCGCCCGATACAAATACTGCATTGTCTCCCAGTCGGCTAACAATCTCTTTGCCGGCGGCCACACGATCTACCAGTATAAGTGTATTGCCTGAGTCTTTGATTGTGTCTGCTAGTTTGGCAATGTAGTCCAATCGCTCAGGTGTGTCTAGCAAGTATTTGAGTTCGCTTTGATAGTTGTTGTATTCCACGTGGTCCACAAGTTGTACCACGTTCACATGACACTGACTAAGGTGTCCTGCTTCTTGTAGTGTTGCGGCTTTCAAACTGCCCACAACCTCACCAAGAGCGCACTTGATGCTCATCCACTCATATTCTTCTTTGGGTATTGTTCCTGTTAGTCCCCAGCGAATAGGGATATGTGCCATTACTCCTGTAAGCAGAGTCTTGAGTGCGTCTGCCTTGGCCATGTGTACTTCGTCTACAATAACACATACAACATCTTCCAGGAACTCCTGGATGGTAATTTCTGCTTCTGAGTTTTTGGTATTCTTGAGTAGCACGTTTAGACTTTGCCACGTACAAATAGTGTGTTGGCGTCCAAACTCTTTTTCATCTCCAAAGAACACACCTACATCAAGTCCCATGTTAACATAGTCCTTGTGTGTTTGTGTTACTAGACTTTTGTTAGGCACAATTACAATACTTCTACCATAGGGTGTGACTGCATTGCTCAGTGCGGCTGTTACTACTGTTTTACCTGCGCCTGTTGCCACTTCCTGTATGCTTTGCGGATTTTCAAAGAACCTATTGATAATCTCAACTTGATAGTCACGCATGGCCATGGGCTGGCCTTCTAGTGGATGTCCTTTGGGCCATGCGATATGACTAAAGCTGTTTTCATCTATTTGATCAAAGTCAAAAACTGTTTTGTATTCACGTGTGTCTTCTACTTCAATGTCGTAGCCACGTTGGTCCAAAAACTCCAATATCTCAGGTAGCATGTTGATGTATGTACTACCTCCAAGCTGGAAGAATCCAACCTTGCCATCCCAACGTCCAAGACGAACTGCGGGCAAGTATCTTGCGCCCGGAATCTCATACTTGTACTTGTCTACCAGTGTCTTACGATCTGATAAATCCAAGCCTTCGATTTTAACGTTTACTTCGTCTTTAATGTGTAATTTTGCGTACATAGATTAGCACTATAGCACACTCGGCCTCAAAGATCAAGAGGCCTGTGTATATTTGTTATATGATTGGAGAACAAGGTCTCCAAACGCATCATCGTTTTCTTGATAGATAACAAGATGAATGCGTAACTGATTGCTGTTGTTTACCACAGCGTGTCGTCGGCCAACATCTACTAGAAATGCTTTACCGTTTGTGAAAGGAATGATACCGCTGTTCTCTAACAGAAAGTCGCATCCGTCTGGATGGTCAATTGCAATATTGATATTTTGTAACCCGTAACAATCGTCTGAGTGCAGTCCAATAACGCCATGTGCCGCTAGTCCTAGCAATCTTATTTTATAGAATTGTTTGTGTGGCCACTGTGTTTGAAAGTATTCAACTGTGCGTGGCATAAGCTGTTGCGCTTGGTCTAGCCAACGATCGCCATGATCTATTTGCTCACGACCATAGTCACCCATGTCTTGTTCCCCTCGAGTAAACAATCCAAAGTTCATCCATCCTGTACTGTCGTAGTCTGGTTGTGGATGTGCAATCATGTGTGCCACAACACCTTGGGCTTCTTCGCTGATCACTTGCCAAGGTATTTCAATGTCCAATGGCAAATATCCTAGCTTGCTGTGATTCAGTACCCAGTCTACTGTGGCGTTGGGTTCGTGGATAGGCTGTTGTGTAAACTTAGATTGGTGTTTAACAAAGGTGTTTGTTACGCCCGGAATGTTTGCAAACTTTGATAGTTCTTTTCTCTGCCGCATATATTATTTACCGGCAGATCAGCGGTTTTTTACACCACTGCTCAGATTTATTTTTTCCGTTTAGAGTTTGCAATTGAAGTAAACAATCTTTTCACTGTTTTGAATCATCATAGATTTTTCTCCGCCAGCAATCAATCCCACGTGTGATACAATAAGTGGCATGTGATCAAAGTTTACTGCACGTTGAGAGAACACCACAGGGGTAGTAATTTCATCTAGGCTTTCAATTTTCTTGTTTCCTAACACAGTGACCTGATCTGGTCCAAGCATCTCTTGATATGTCAACAGGGAATTCTTGGGTGTAGTATCAAATATCACAACAGGCAGTCGATTGGTCACTGTTGCATAGCGCACTAGTCGTTCAATATGAGAAGCATTGCCATTCAATTCGTATTCACGACACTGGGCAAACACCACTAAATCCGAGCCAATTAGAAGTTCAACAGCCTTCAACACTTCGGCGTCAACGGTGTAACCTAGCACACTTGACAAATCAACCAGTTTGATCAAGTCCTCAGGCTCAAACTTGATCTCACGTGAGGCCAAATACTCAAGCATACTAGTTGGCGCATTGGTAATGCGTATACCTTCGTTGTCACACACCAGTTCAATTTTGTACGGTTTGGATTCAATGTCTAAAATCTCTGCCATTACAGACCGCACATCTTCAGAGATATTAAACTCATGTCCTTGTGCCCAGGTGTACAAGAAATTTACATTGTATTCACTGATTGCAATTTTCCAAGTCTTTGCATCCTTGTCAAATCTAGCCGATCCTTGTCGCGTGTTCAGTAGCTCACGAAGTTGCTGAATCATTTCAGCATTGTAGGGAAAGCGCAAGTACAAATTCTCTTGATCCATCCACAGACTTTTACTACGATCAATCACACGAAGTGTATGTCGATACTTTGGATACACCATAGGCTCTGTGCTTACACTTTTAACATTCAATTGACGTGTGTACTTGAGTACCATCTTTACTGCAAGCTCTGCCTGTTTGTCAGTGAGTGGGTGCCCGCCCAATGTATGATCTGTCACGCTGTTCAAAAAGTTAACATCATACCGTGCTAGACTTACAATAGGTTTGAACTCATAGCCCATCCAGCTGGTTGGCTTTAGTGCGCCAGTGCTGATGTCTCGCTTGCCAGCAAGTACCTCGAGGTAGTCTTCAACTGTTGGAAAGGTTTTCATATGCTTTATTATACAGTATCTTGTAAGATTGATCAACTACTTTGGTAAAACGGGTATCAAAGTCTTGGTGTACAATAATATGAAAACGATTTTGGGTGCTGTTATTTCGAACAATATGCGGATTGCTTACGTCTAACCAATATGCTTGTCCTGCTTGGAATGGAACGGTACCTTGCCCTGCCATAACAAAATGGCAATTGTCTGGTTGGGTAATAGCAATGTTGATAGGCCCAAGACCTGGTTGGTCAGCATCTTGGTGTACGTTTATGAAGCCACCAGGTTCTAGCAACATGATTCGAATGCGGGCATACTGTCCAGCAGGCCATTGTGTTTGGAAATATTCTACTGTGCGTGGCATTAACTCTACTGCACGATCAGTCCACACATGCGGTCTATCATCAGCGTAATGTTCATCTTCTCGTGTGGCATCCCAGGCTTTGCCATGTATTACAAAACTGTGCCAACCCCAGCTTTCGCCATATGCGTCTCGATGACATACCAGTAGATTTTGTATTGCTTGTATTTCTTCTAGTATCATTTCTGCCGGAATAGGTATATGTAACTGTAGCCAAGGGAGTCCTGCTGTGCGTACCGTTTCTAGATCCGCACCTGGTATGTAGTCTGGCAATGCGGGCACAGCCTCTACAAATTTATTGTAGATACTTTGACTTAATTGCTTTTTCATACTCTGCAATTTGTTTCTCCGTGTGGTGCATAAAGGTCCATTTATAATCCAATATGTTAGACTGCCAAATTGAATCTATATCTGTCAGCCGGTTGTCTAGCACACAATCGACAATTGATCCTACTCTTGCATATAACTTTTTGTTTTGTTTTGCGTGGGCCCACTGCGATGCAAAGCTGGGTAGAAGTTTTTCAAATTGCTCATTGACATAGGCAACAAAGTTTTCTTCTTTGCGTAGGCGCAGGCGATTCACTGGATCAAGGTCTGCAATATCTAATTCATAATGTTGCAGGTTGTTTCGTTTAATATAATCCCATGCAAATTGTGCATAGTTGTTGCCCTCCCAATATTCCCAAAGTTCCAAACAGAACTTTACTTGCTGCCGACTGATATCAACTATGTGTATGGATCGAACCCGAGGCTGTAGGATGTTTGCCAACCAACACAGACCGGATCCTGGCATTAGCAATTTTGCACCGTCAAGCATCTGTACAGACTCATTGTTTAGAATCCAAAGTTGGTTTTCTGCTAGATCCTTGTAGGGTTTGCACAACTCTAACCATTCAGCTTTGTTGTTTTGTGTCACAGTCATTTGTAACTGGCCAGGCCAGTCATCAAACACTTGCCCGCTTTGTATGTCAGCAGGTGCATGTGTTACTGTGACTTCTTGGTTGGTTTTACTTCCCCAACGATCAAATAATATTGTACTAAGGGTAGCATACAGTTCAGGGCCGTGTTGTATGTATATCATAGTCGCACCCTGTGCGGAACATGTCCTTGCATCAATTGGTCTGTCAACAGTTCCATTGCGGTAGGATCTATTTGGCCTATTACTATGCCAGCAAACATGTTTTCAATTGACCACGTGGATAGATTCCAATGCTGACACCATGTTTGTTCACGTGGGGCCCACCATGCGGCAAAGCCCTCACGATCTGCATGTCTCATAAAGTCTATGTCCTGTACTGCAACCAACAATTGAGGTTTGAGCACAAGCCAAGGTTTGGCCAATTCACATAGCCTAGCCATGCTGTTGTTTTCGCCATCAGCCCAGTAACTGTAAGGCATCTTGCCTAGCTCTGCTTCCATGACAAAGACATCACCACGGAACACTTGTGTAACTCCCTGCTTGATCCACTCAGGATCAAATGGTTTTTGTAATTGCCCTGCTTGCTCGCGATAGTCTATGTGTAGTGCTTGGCGCCTGAATAGATTGTGTCCTGTTGCTTCACAGATATGGATCAGCTCATGGAACTCCAACCACTTGTGCTTGCCATTGTATCCGACTTCGTATGCTTTGTGCAGTTGATTAAAATAGTCTTGATCGCCACTTGTTGGATTTGTGCTTACACCAAGCTCAGCGGCACACTTGCACAATTCCGCATAGTTGTCACTCTCATCAAACGGATTGTCCCAACTGTGGAACG